CACGCATAGAACCGTTCAGGGTACCAACAAACTTGGTGTTTGTAGGTGCTTCAAAGGTGCCTTCTGTGGTACGAGCAAAAGCTGAAGTTGTTGCACTTTGCAACACTGTCAGAGCAGCTGAAGAAACAACAGCGTAGTTACCAGCGCCACGACGAGTACGTTGGGCGATCAAGTTAGCAACACGGTTGATCAAAACAGCCAATGCGGCGTGTTCGTCACCAACGAATGTAGCTGTACCTGAAACAGTAGCTTGGTTGTATGTAAACTCAGTAGATGCCAATGAGCGCAAGCTCAAAAGAATCTCTTGGTCAATCTCAGCGGTAATCTCTTGTGCCAGAGCAGCCATGATTTCTGCTTCAACGTCAATACCATGCATGGCTTGTGCGTCTTGTGCAGATTCAAAAGTCCAGCGAGCTTGCAGCTTGCGGGTCTTGGCTTCAACAGCTTGTTTCAAGATTTGAACGCTGATTTGCTTACCGCCAGTACCTTCCATGGTAGCTGTGTTTCCACCAGTGTAAGCATTGGTAGAAGTAGTACCTTGAGGAACTGTAGAGTATGCAGTAGCAATTGTAAAGGGTGACAATGCTTCTTGGCCGGCTGTAACAGAAGTTGCAGCAGCAGAAGTATCAGTCAAACTTTGTGCGTAACGAACACGCAGAGTGTGGATCTGACCAACAGGGCCGGTCATTGGCTGAACACCAACCAACTCGTTAGCAATAACAGTTGGCATCACACGACGGATAACTGGCAGAATCACACGGTTAAGTGTGGCAATGTTGCCAGAAGAGGTTGATCCAGCACTTGCGTTCTCTTTCAAGTAACGCTTGGTGTTTTCAAGGATAACACTCATTGAGTTGCGCTTGGTGCCGTTCAGACCTTCAAGCAGAGCTTCTTTGGTCTCGCCCCAGCGACTTTCTAAAAGTTCTTGTGACATTTAAGTCTCCTAAATTTTTATTATCACAGTCCAGCCAGTCTCTTGAGGTCAATCACATTGCTGCGATCTTCATCAGACTCTGACTTTTGTGGAACTGTCTTATCACCGGTAACTGCGGATACTTGCTCAGAGATCACCTTGCGGGCTTTACCTGATCGGTCTTCCAACACTGCTGGTAGATACTTTTCAAAAGCATTTTTCAAACGGTTAGTTTGAACGCTTTCAAGCAAATTACGCATGACTTCTTGTTTTTCCTTATTCAAGGGACGTAACAATTCATCCATTGTGCTGTCACGCTCATTGGATTCTTTAATCATACGCAGTTCGCGCTCTTTATTCTCAACCAGGACTTTTGCTTTCATGGTGAGTTTAATTGCCTCGGACAATTTCTTGTCTTTGTGCGCAATTGTGTCATGCAACTTACGAACTTCGGCTTTCTCATTCAAGTGAGTAGCGCCAAATTCAGTGGCATACGCTTCAAAGATACGACGACCAAAATTGTTCTCTCGAGCAACCTGGATGTCTTCTTGCAACTGGTTCAGTTCAGCCTTCAAATGACGGCTAACAGCAGAACTCATTTTTTGTGCAGATTCTTTAATGAATCGTGCTTTGAGTCCTTCTAGCTTGTTACGAGCTTCACGCACCAGACGCACTTTTGTTTCTACAACATCACGTTTGTCTTTAGCGAACTCTGTAATTTCTCTAGCTAGAGCCTGCACCACAAAGTTTTCAAGTTTATTGACACCTTCGGCGTGCATCTTACGGTCTTTACGCAGTTCAGAAATTTCTTCAGAAAGTTTTGTAACCATAAAGCTGTTAAACTTAGTGGCTGATTCTTTCATCTTGTGTTGAAACTTCACACGGTCTTCGGCCAAATTACGCTTTTCAGCAGTAATACCGGCCAATTCTCCTGCGAGACCTTCTGTTACCATCTTATCTAGGGCTTCTACCATCACTGACTTGTCGTGCTCATAGCGTTGTGCAAACTCCTCACGAAGTTCAGCACGAACCAATTCACGAGCTTCTGTCAGTTTAGATTCCCAAGCTTCGTTGAGTTCCTTACTGACATCTTCGTTAATTAATCCGCTATCTAGCAATGGTTTAATAGCATCAAACATGCTTTATTCTCCTTAGATTTTAAGTTCTCGGATAAGGCGTTTAACCTCACCTGCGAGATACTTTTTCACTTTGTCGTCCTGACCAGACTCTCTAGCCATCTCTAAGATCTTATGACCGTTTCTCATATTCATGAGACCTTCATAGATTGCTGTAGGATACGCATTAGGAGCACTG